AGGTATGACCCGAATACCGATTCTGAATACTATGTTTACTTTTCAAAAGACACCGTAAGAAAAGCGTCAGAACTTTATTTAAAAAATAACAATCATCACAAAGCTACTCAGGAACATTCAGAAAGAGTATCAGGAGTCCTGACAGTTGAGTCTTGGATTATAGAAGATACTAAAACTGACAAATCTACTTTGTACGGCTTCAGTTTACCAAAAGGAACTTGGATGGTAAAAATGAAAATTGAAAATGACGAGCTTTGGAGTAAGATAAAATCAGGAGAACTTAAAGGACTTTCCATTGAGGGTTACTTTACCGACAAGATGGAAAAGATGTCAGAAACAACTCCAACAGATCAGGAAATCTTAGAAGCATTAAATGAAATAATCAACAAATCAAATAAGTAACTAACTATTCTATTATATTATATAACAACTATTAAAAGAAACTATGGATTTAAAAAAGCAAATATTAGTAGCACTTGGACTTAATAAAGAAGAAGTGATGATGGCTTGGCAGTCAAAGCTAGAGGACGGCACTATTGTTGTATCTACGGCAGAAACTTTAGAATCAGGAGTTGATGCTTCAGTTCTCACAGAGGACGGAACTACGATACCTTTACCGATTGGAACGTACAAGACAGAGGATGGCTTAACATTCAGAATTGAAGAAGAAGGGGTAGTCGCTGAAGTAATGGAAAGTGAAACTGAGGAAAAAGAAGAAGCTTCTGAAGAAGTTGAGGCTGCTGAAGAAGCAGACGTAGCTGATTGGCAGGGAATGGAAAAAAGAATTGAGAACCTCGAAATAGCGGTCAGTAAACTGAAGGAAGCTAAAGTAGGTGGTGATGATGAGTCAGAAGAAATGGCTGAAGAAACTCCTGAAGCTAGATCAACTAATCCTAAAACTATAACAACTAAAGAAGTGAAAGAATTTTCTATTGAAGAATTAAAAGCAGAAAATGAAAAACTTAAAACGGAATTAGCAGAAGCACCTGCTGAAGCTCCTTTAAATACAAATAAATTTAGCTCAGATAGAAAACCTGCAACTAAATTACAATATAGCAAAATGAGTAAGAACGAGAAGTTTTTACATAACTTATATAATTAACTAAAAAAAATAAATTACTATGGCGTTTACTACGACATCAAACTTCGCTGGAAAAGCCGCTGGTTTTTACATCAGCGCAGCACTTAAACAAGCAGTATCACTTGACTATTTAACAGCAATAGAAAACGTGAAATTTAAAAGTAACATACAAAAAATGGATGCGACAGTTACTCCTATCGCAGCCGCAACGTGCGACTTTACAGGAGCAGGAACACTTGCCCTCACAGAAAAGGTTTTAGAACCTGCGAATCTACAAATTAACTTAGATTTATGTAAAGCGACTTTACTAGATTCTTGGGAAGCGTTACAAATGAGAGCAGGAGCAGGCGCACCACCACCTGCATCTTTTGATGATTACGTTATCTCTTATATGGGAGAAATTATAGCTGAAGCAACTGAGAACTCTATATGGAGTGGAACTAATGTAGCAGGACAATTCAATGGCTTCTTAGGAGCAGTAACAGGGCTTTTATTACCAGGACCAGACCCAACAGTTGTTCAAGATGCAGCAGCAGCAGTACCTTATACAGCAGGAAATATTATTGCTAACTTACAGTCAGCAGTAGCAAATATTCCTACAACAACTTTAGGAAAAGAGGACTTACATATTTATTTGAGTCAAAGAAGTTACCAATACTACATTTCAGCAGTATCTACTTTAGGATATGTAAATGCTTACAATATGAATGGAGATTACGTTCCAATGTTTGAAGGGTACAAATTGGCTGTATGTAATGGAATGGAAGAAAATCAAATGGTAGTAGCTCAAAAATCTAACTTATTCTTTGGAACTGACCTTTTAAGTGATGCTACAAGAATCAACTTGATGGATATGGCTACTTTGGATGGTTCTGATAATATTAGAATGGTTGCTCGTTACTCAGCAGGTGTACAAACGGGAACTGGAGCTGATATTGTAAGACAGTCTTAATAAATAATACGGAAGTGAGGGGGTAAAACCCTTCACTCCCTTAACCCAAAAAAAAACAAAAAAAATGGCACATTGTATAGCACTTACAAAAGGACGCGAATTAGATTGCTCAAGAATTTCGGGCGGAGTTCGTTACCTTTATTTTGGGGTTTATGACCAATTCAACACTCCAATAGAAACAGCAGGAATAGTACAAGACACAGGAACGGTTTCTGACATCAGTATGGTAGCAGGTTCATTCCTTTACAGATATGCTATGCCTTTAGGTGCAGCTTCAGTTTCCGAATCAATTACAGGCTCAACTGAGAATGGAACTATTTTCTATACTCCAACTGTTAATGTAGTAATGAATCGTTTAACTGCTCTTGACCAAAACGAAATAAAACTTTTCGGACAAACTAAAGTAGTTGTTTTTGCTCAATTAAACGAAACTCTTTTAAACGACCATAACACTATTATTGCTTTAGGGGTTTCTAATGGTATGTCACTTAATGCTGGTACTATGGACACAGGAGCAGCGTGGGGTGACCGTAACGGTTATACGCTTACGTTTGACGGCTTAGAGCCAATTCCTTTTCCATTCGTAGCAGATTACACTACAAACCCATTTGACAACGCTGCATTTGATGGATTTACAGTTGATATAGATTAAATTTCTTATCTGTTTTCTTATAATTCTTGAATGAGGGTGGCTTAATTGCTACCCTTTTTCTTTATACCAAATAAAAACTGACTTTTTCTATTATATACTATGCTACACGCTGAATACAATAACAACACTTATACTTTTTACGTTACCTTAAAAGACGCTGCTTATGTAGATTTAGCAAACTATCCTTATAGTTACTTATTTAAGTTTACTAATGATATGTCAGGAGCTGTAAAGTATGGATATGGACAGAATGGTATAATAAAAGATAGATACTGTGAATTCAATATTTATTCAACCGCAGGCGGAACGAAAACTGAAAGTGTATTTGGAGGTATTGTTAATTTTAATCCGAATGGCTATTGGAAGTATGAAATATTTTTAACAGATGGCGGATTCAGTCCTTGTGGTAATCCTAATCCAACTGAAGCAGGAACTTGGGATTGCACTAATGTAGCAGGTACTTCTATTGATAGTGGTAATATGAATGTTGATGTATATGAAATAAAAGCTTTAACTGCTGACACTTATCTAATACAAGATTATACAACTTGTGATCCACCACCAGGTACAGGTAATTATTCAATAGCACAAGTAATATCATCAAGAGTTTGTGACACTACTGAAATTAACCCACCTAGATTTTTACTATTTACAAGAGTAGTTAGAAATGTAAATACTAACACATACTTTATAAATTCAATAGCAGCAGTTGGTTCTGAAATTAGAGTATATAATGCAAATATTACATATACGCATATCATAACAACTCAGCCTGAATCGGTACAAATGAATATATTGCCAACTTATACTTTAGCACAACCGCAAATTTATACTGTTGAGCTTTGGAAGGGTGGGTCTTTAATAGATACTTATAATGATTTCCATCCTTTATCAAGTTCTGTTCCTCCTGAATCACAGTCTATTTTAGCGTCAAATAATTATTACTCAAATCCCACAAGTTTATGTGATAATCAAGTAACAGAGGGGAGCATATTCTTTGGTTGGAGAGCGCAAGACAATTCTTCAGGAGATTATTTTCAACAAGACTTTCCTTTAGAGATTGGAAAATTATTGGTAAGCGAACAAGTAGGAGAAGAACAAGTACAATACACACAAAACGAAAATCCAAGCGGAACGAATTATATATATAACGATTAAATAAAAAAAAATGGCAATAGAAAACGTACAACAACTCTTATCAGAACAATTAGGAAAACATAGATGTGATGTTATCACAACAACAGCTATGACAGGAAAAAACTATTATGCAATTCAATTTGTAACTGAAAGCGTGATAGCTTCAATAGCAGCGGCAAACATTCAAACAGGTGCAGGTAGTTCAGCAGCAAGTCTACATACGACTGTAGCAGCAGGAACAACTTTGTTTCTTAACGTAACAGCTATAACTTTAACAAGTGGTTTAGCTGTTTGTTACTATGAACAACCACTATAATGTTAGCTTTAAAACAAGCTCTTAGTCTAGTATCAACGAAAAAGACAGGAACAGTTACTCCTTGGAGTCCTTCTGACGAAGGTTCTAATTTAATTGCTTGGTATAAAAATAAAGTTGGAATAGGTTTAAACGGTTTAGAGGTTACAACTTGGGAAGATTCTTCAGGAAACAGTCACGAGATGGAGCAAGCCGTTTCTGACGAAAGACCAATATATAACGCAGCTACAGGTTCTTTAACTTTTGATTCTTCTAATTCATCCCATTTACAAACTGTTACTCAAATGAGTTTTAACGGTGAATTTACTGTAGCTTTTAAAATGAATGCAACGGGAAGTAATAATACTATTATAGGAGATAATACTTCTTCAAATGAGTATTTTAAAATTACAAGTGCAACAAATTTAAGAGTTAAGACTGACGCACAGTTAGGAAATTTAACAGTAGTTGATAACACTTTGACTGACGTTTATGTAGTAGTTATAAGAGATGCGTTAGATATTGTCAGGTTTACTGTTGATGGAGTTCCACAGGCAAGTTCAGCAACAGTTACAGGGACTTCAGATATTGACGCAATAGGAATTAGAGCAGTAGACAATAATTCATTTGACGGAGAAATTTTTGAAGTTCAAATTTATGACACTCAAAATTCAACTTTGACTTCTAATATAAACACTTACTTAGCAAATATATAAAAATGGATAAAATTGTAAGCATTGATTTAAGCACCTCAACAGCTCCTTTAGTACAAGAGGTTAGAGGCAAAGACTACATTGAGTACGGAGATGCAAATGGAGAATGGAGAAACCTCTACCCACAGTTCTTAATTGACCTTTACTATTCTAGTTCTATAACG